TAATCAAAACTAACATCACTAGTATTATTCACTTCTATAATCGTTCCGGAGACGCCATTCGTGAAAAAGTTTTTACGAAAATCCAGAAACTCATAGGTTTTAGAATCTAAAATAATAATGGAGCTTCCGTCAATCTCGTCATCTGGATCAATCACAGATATAGCCAACTGTCTTTGATACCCCCGCAAATCATTCATGTACTGTTGAAAGAACAGTCGGATTAAGGACAACTCCTCAGTCACCCCAAACCTAGCCCACTCCGAACTGAGAGTAATACCTGTCCCTTCGGCTCTGTCGGTTATGGAGCCAAGATCCAACGTGTTTCCAGTATCCGCAAATTGAATAACTTCTTCAACTTCTCTATACGCGCTAATGTTAGCCGTAGCAACATGAAGCACATCAGAAGATTCATTGATAATTTCCTGTTGAAGGATCTCCGTATCATCCCAATATACAGTAAGTTCGGTCAACTCATCATCTGGCTCAATATAAAGCCTCAGAGAATATTGGCCGTCTTCACCGCCTAAATTAAATCGCTGTTCTACTTGAAACCACCCTGAAGAAGAAGTGGGAGGAAAATGTTGAGGCAGCCCGCGAATCTCCAGTCCAGAAGGATACACAATGGCCGAATAAAATTTGGGACGCTGAAACCAAGCAACGGGGGAAGTACTTGATGCCGAAACCAATCTCACGCGATAAGAAACAACTAATTTTTGGGTGAAGTTTGTTTCGCTTAAAGTAAATGGATCTGACTCAATATATTTAGCATCTGAAAAACCAGCAGAAGAGTGTTGAACCTTACCTACGTTATTTCCCGCATCATCAAAGGTCTCAAAAACGTTCCACCCCCCATTTATCCAATTAACCGGAGGAGTGCCTCCATCTTCAAAATCACTATTATTTACGACGTTATTAATACCTATATTCAAGTTCTTAAACGTAGTTTTAAGAAATTTCAAAGGTGACTTTGCAGATACTTGAAAGGGCCCTCTTGATGGGGTATGGAAATCTCCAATGTCCACACTCCGATCATAGCTAACGTCGGTTTGACCAGTTATAGGATCAAGAGTATCGTAATCAAATACATCTGATTGAGAATTGAACTCCTGCCCATTTGTTATTTTCCAAAACCCACGCACCTGTTTAAAGGAGCAGTAGTACGACTTAACACATGCTTCTATAACCTCGTAACAACTTTTCGCGACTTGTTGGTTGTTACTTGAATGATAGAAAGCCCGGTTACTTTGAAATACGGAAGTGAATAATTGTTCCCCCGCAGCCATAAAATTCACCTCCCTTAGACTGCATTGTATGAAGAAATCAAGATCATCAATACCACTAAAATCAAGGGCGTTCTTAATAATCTGTAAAGGGGTCTGTCTTCCTATAGTTTCAAAACCTTCATACTTGATACTTTTCAATTCAGCCAACCCGTCACTTGCGGAAATCTTATATATCACATGGGGTCTGGAAAATTCCCGAAAGGTGTTTTCCTGCTTTAACCATCCAACAAACTCTAAATTTCCATCAATATAATGTTTGATTTTTATTTCTTTATAGACGGTATTGAAAAAATCATCATCATAAGAACTGGTATCCGAATCTTCTACATGGAATGATATGTAGGCTTCGCTTTGGGAAATCCATTTCCCTTCTGAATAGGTCTGCTCGAATGAATTTTCTGTGTGTCCCAGCTCAATAATACTACCCCCGTAACCATCCCGTTCAATATCTACCCTGTTTGTAAGGGTACTACGAAGAGGAGTCCAATCCATTCGATATTTAACCGCAAATGCCATTTTTTTATAATCCTAAACGTTCTCTTTCCCTATCCATTTCAAATATTAATTCCCTCATAGATAATCTTATAGTGCCTCCACCCATACCCCCCATACCACTCATCACATTTCGAGACGATCGTTGGCTCATTACCCCGGCACCTGCCGGCAGACTTACCAGCTCATCTTTATGGAGTTGAAACACCCCTGGCTGCGTTGTGAATGTCCCACCCCGGGCACTGGGCATCTTTGATGACCATTTAGCCCACAACGCCGTTATAGCACCAATGCCGACAGCAGCACTTATGAGGCCGTAATACCATCCTTTTTCAGTGACCTCCCTAGTGGTAAGTCCAAGGATAGCTTGAACCAAATATCCTATAATCAGCGTTTGGATGTACCGAAGGATACCTGCCACCATATCTCCAAAAGCCCTTGCCCCACTGCGTGTCTCCCCTACAATGACTGCCCCCAATGCATTGAAAGCCTGTTGGGCAACACCGACTAAAAAATTAGTTTCTTTAATTTGCTCTTTAAAATCATACCATGCATCTGACCATAATCTAGTGGAGGCGGTAAGAGTTTGTATAGGTTCTATTAAGGCTGCCATTCTTTCTCTAACGCCATCTAACCAATTATTAGTGATCCCTAGAGGTATTAACAACTCGTAAGACGCATCTGTGATCTTCTCTATCCCATCGCTAACCTGTCTTGTGGCCGGCAGCATCCCACTAAAAAAACCTTTTAGTTTAGAAAAAACACTACTCAGCGTTTCACCAAGACTTTTGAATTGAGTTTCATACTTATCTACTTCGGCTTCCCCTTTTTTTATTTCATCAGTTCCCAACCCCACCTCCTCTTTCCAATTCTTAGTACTATCTATAAGCTCCTGGTATGCCGCACTCGCAGTCTTAGGCATTTTAGAAATAGCTTCCCAGGTTTCCTTTAGACTTTTCACCAACGAAGTAACTAACGATACAGTTGTTTCTACCACCGCGTTAAGTATTTCAAGCCATCCAATTTTACTCATTCTCTCCTTAACCGCCTCCCAATTATCGGCCAGGTATATAGCCGCCAATCCTAAGGCAGCCACGGCTACAAGTGTTACTCCTAATGGGGTGAATAACCCACCAATTACCCCTACTAGAGTACCCAACACACTTAACAGGGGCCCTATGCCAGCGGCAAGTAATCCTACGGATATGACAAGATTCCGGGTTCCTAAGTCCAGATTAGTAAACCAATTAGCAGCCTTTTTTATTCCATCCACCAACCCTATGAACAGAGGCATCAAGGCATCCCCTAATTGTATACCAGCTACCTTCAAATCCGACAACGCCTGATTGAATTTGAATTTTACTGTAGTGGCGGCTGCCGCAAAGGCCGCGTTTAAATCTCCGGTATTGTCCTTCATTCTCTCAAATATTTCCACATTGGATGCAGAGTTCTTGCCCATCAAATCCAACGCCCCAGATAGTGCACGAATGTTAGGAAATACATTTACGAAGGCTTGCTCGTTAGTTTTTGTCTGTTCTGCCAGAAAACTAAGAACTTTGATCAACCCGTCTCCTCCCGAGAGTATGTCACGCATCTCTTTTGATGAGGTGCCCATCTGTTCCCAGGCTTCCTCGGCTTCCTTAGTAGGTTTGAGTATAGAGGCCAGTATTTGTCGCAGTTGAACTACTGCCGTAGAAGCATTCGTACCCGTACGTGACATCGCTGCCATTGAGGCACCCACCTCGGTAAAGGTTACTCCCAATTGTGATGCGATGGGTAATACCATGCCCATGAATTGTGCCATCTGATCGGCTTCCACCTTTCCTTCCCTCACTGCTGCCACCAAGGTATCTGTTGCCTGTGCGGCATTCAGATTCTCCGATCCATAGGCATTCACTGCCGAGGTGACCAGATCGGCAATGTCCTTTGTTGTTCCCAACCCTGCGGCAGCAGCACGTGCCGAGGATTCAAGGATTTCCATTGCCTCAGCACCCCTAAATCCTGCTGAGGTAACAAAGAAAAGCCCATCGGCAAGCTCTTGTGGAGCACGTGCTGTCTCTCCGGCAAGCTTTAGCACTTCCTCACGCATGCTGTTAACCTCCTGCTCACCAACTCCCACAAGTCCGATAATCTTGGACATGGAAGCCTCGAAATCCATGGACATTTTCACGGCCACGCCGCCAACGGCTGCCAGCGGCAATGATAATGACATGCTCAACCCACGCCCGATAGATTTCATGCGAGCCCCCGTAGTGGTCATGGCGTTGCTTGCCCTGCTCAACCCTGCCATGAAGGCTGCATCGTTAAGCATCAACATCGCCTGAAGTGTACCTACGTTTTTAACCGCCATTTAACCGTCGTTTTTTATTACGCCGCTGCCGAGGCGACAAGGGCATATCCTTACGCTTCCTTGAGGCACGTATCTGTTCTACAATCTCAGGAATCTTAGCCAAAGAATGCATCTTGGCTTTCATGCTCTTCAAGGTATCGGCAGGGTTTTCCTTTTCCTTATCCCATACAAATGCAATGAGACGATCAGGTTTTGACACTGTTTTAGCCTGTTTGCTTCCCCAGACTTGTAAAAGATTAGTCAACTTATTGTTCAGATAGAAAGTTTCCATTCGGATCGTTTCACAAATGTTTTTTATTATCGCCTCCGTAGCCTGCAATCCAATTTTTTCTTTCTGATTATCATCCTCTAACGCTAATGACAATTCCAAAGGTGTCAGGTCTAAGAACTCATCCCATTTCAAATGAAATCTTGAAAGTGCTATTCCATAGGTCCGGGTCATTTCATCTATGTTTGATCCGGCTTTTTTTCAATACCTCCTTCTTGATTTGGCTTTGGAAAGAATTTTGGTATCAAACCAATAAATTCACCGAGACATTCATCAAGAACATCTTCCATGTCTTGTTCGGTTAGAGTCAATGTTTTTTCTTCCCCCTGATGACCGGACAAAAGACATTGATACATAATAGTCTCATAGACTTCAATGTCCAGTTCGCCGGATTTCAGTTTCTCCTCAATTTGTTCAAAAGGAATGCCGTGCTTCTTCTGGAAGCCTTTCATTGCCCTGTAAGAAAATCTCACAGGAAGCTTATCGCCTTTGTAATTTACGTGTAGTACCATATGATTAATAGTTTTAAAAAAGTTTCAAAAAATACCTGGTTAGTATAACTAATTATTAAGCAGGAGTCGTAGCCGTTGCGCCGGATACGATGTCAGGTTTTCCATCTACCGCGATGCTGATTTCACCAGTCATCACATCATCGGAACCAGCCTCTAAAGGCAGCTCTGTGATAAATCCTCCCCACTCCAAAGCCTCACCGTCGGGCAATACCCATTGCCATTCAGTATTACCACGGGTTTCTTCCAACGCTTTCAATAATATCCACTGGTCACGGGTGTAGTTTGCCGTGAAGGTAACATCGCCTCCGTTGAGGACGCCCTGGAGCTTATTGACATAGTCATCAGCATTATTAAGGACGAAAGTTTCAATCGTCTGCCGGCTGGAACCACTCCAGCCAATGTGTGTCACCTCGGCAAGTGTGTCCCACGATCCAGCACCGACCGTATTCCAGTATGCCACATACGACCCAATTCCTGGTTTTGCATTTGTTGCCATATTTCAAAAATTTAAGTTTAACATTTATTTTCTGTGTACTTCAAAATTACATATCCAAATGGGCCTATCATTATCATCATAGGCCAAAATTTGAGGGTCTTCCATCGCCTTAAAAAGTAAGTACGTAGTTCCACCCTCTGTTACGCCGCTTAGCCCGTGAAGATAATCCAAAATAGACTTTATTATGCTATACCCAGTGCGGTAATCGGTGTTCCTTACCCTAATATTTACCGAAGAGTAAAAATATGAACTCTCCGACTGTCTTAAGGTCAGCATTGGTGCTGCCCCGGGATTATCCTGTACGGTTACGATATTGTCCGGCTTAGTGGGTTCCCTGCCGAAGCATAGATTTCCCGAGCCGGTGCCATCCAGCTTGGTGAGTCCCAATGAGCTCACCCCGTCAATCAGGTTACATACGTCTTCGCTTGTCGGATTCATCTTTTTATTGCATTTGCCATTACCTGCGACATAGCCGCCCTGTTTCTATTTAATGCGGATTCAAAAAATTTAGGCCCGCTGCCAGGTCGTGAGCCCTCCTTCCAGTTCATCTCGTGAACAAAAACTCCATAGGAGGCTGAAAATCCCATTACAAGCATGGGAGATGCCGATGATCTTGCCTTGGCCGATGCAGCAGCAACTACGCCCTGATCTCCTGAACCTTGAGTAACAGAACCCATCGAAGTAGTTACAAACCAACTTGCTCGTAAGATACCCGTATCCACAGGGATAAGCGGCGGGGTAGCGTCCATATCACGACGAACAATAATAGCAGCCTGTATCATGCCCCCTAATGCTTTTTTGCGCATCAGCATGTGCTGTCTTTTCAAGTTCGCCATGACGTTTCGTTTACCTCGTAACATTTTATAACATTATTTTTCTCGCGTAAACATTTGTATTTAAACTCAACTGAGGAACCTTATTTATTGCTGCAATCTCGAAAGCGGTATTTAATATTAATGGATTTGATTTCTGTGCCGCCGTCAAATCATCGAGCCTGCCGTGATACAGAATACCTTCATCGTCGATATCCTGTGTTACAAAAACCTTAGCCCTGCTGACTTTCTCCTTTCCGTTCTTATCTTTGAAGACCTCGCTGGTATCGTGCCACATACAATTTATCTCTACGGGAGTTGCAAGCGACAAAGACCCATCCTCTGTAGCGTTCGGGCTGCCCCAGTACACACAATAATCATTTTTACCTCTTACCTTTATGAGTTGCTCTACATTCACTGTTCGTTACCTCCGTCATAAGTTTGTTTGATAGTGAAAAACCGGGATTTCTTCAATTCATTACCCTGGAAGTTGCCCGTAGTGTCAAGATTAAGAACCATTTGTCCGTACATAGTCTGATTCATAAAGCCTTTGGGCTGCTGTGCAAACGTAACGCGTACCTCGCCGACCCACTCTTCTAACGGTTGACGTTCTTTCGTGGTAGCAATAAGGTGTGCAGCAAGCCACATTTCAATATCCTTAAGTCGTGCGGCACTTAAGCCCTCACCGGAAAGCGTATCGGTAACCATGCGATTTGCTTGCTCGATGATGAATTGAATATCCGGATCACCCAAAGCCGTGTTAATGATAGCCTGCACATCACTATTGCTTGTTCTTACGCTCATACATTAAGTCCCTCCTTAACTTTTGTTTTCCATAATTTGGGGTCTAAGAATTCAATGACTTCTTTTTGTTTCCATTTCAACCCCAACCAGTCTATAACTTCATACAGTTGTTCGTAATCTCCCTTTATCATCCTTTCTGGCCATACCTGTTTTACATTCAACCCGGACTGTATCATCTCCACAAATCGTTTCTCATAGGTGTTAACCCAGCCCATCCAACCATCAAAATCGCTGTACCCGTTCATGAATCCCGTCCTGAGACATGAATTCACAATGTCAACCGACCTGCGGCGAACTATGATCCATTTGGCATTTGGAAAGGCATAGTGCCAGACAGGCCATACTAACGGCCCCTTGGCGACTTTGAAAAACCACGGGCCTGATGTATAACCGTCTTGGCAAATATAATCAATAACTTTTGATCTCCTTCCCGAGGGAATGTTTAGATTTTGCGTGCTCTCC